ATTAGGTGCTGTAGCCACGAACATCCCCAAGATCTGCGTTGACGATCACTTTACCCATCTGGAAGGTGCCACCAGCGACATTGGACACGAACCTCAACCTTAGTTCCCGTCTTTGCTCTCTAAGGTCAATTTTCGTTGTTCCCGGCTCAAAAGGATAGGGGCCAGTCGTTTTATCTTCAGCCTGAGCGAAGGGTCGGCCAGTGATGAACAGCTCCATCGTCCCACTTTGGATGAAATCCGGCTCCAAACGCTCAAGGTGCAGCCAGCGGTTCTCACCCACGGGGGAGGGCTGAGAAGGGCCTCCAGCCACCCAGCCGAGGTCGCTAGTCTCAACGAACGCCTCAATCGCGTTGGCTTGGGTGAATCTCACCTCGTCCGTGCCGACTTCGTGCTGCCACAGGCTCACAAAGTTGATGGTCTGGTCCACGGTGAACTGGAAGTTCGAGCCAGACCCGAAGGTGGCTGTCAGAGTGTTCCCAACGATATAACCCGCTCCACGGTCGTTTATGACGATGGACGTCACTACCCCTCCAGCGACCGTGATCGTGGCCGTAGCGCCCGATCCTGAGCCTCCTGTGAGGGGTATGTAGGAGTAAGTCCCGTTGGTGTAGCCAGATCCAGCGTTAGTGATGGAGCCGGTGAACAGTCCGCCCACAGCGTTGATCTCGACCCCGCCGTTTACTGGAAAGCGGAAGACCTGCGAGAAGTAACCAGCAGATCGACGGGCACCCAAGGCCTGTCCAGCGTCGTACCAGACGTTCTCGCGGACGTTGTAGACGATGGCGTCGTTGCACTCTTCGGAGTCACCACGGGGGTAGAACCACCAGATCTCACCGAAACGGGGGACTTTGGTAGCGTAGACCTTTTGACGCTGGGTGTAGTTCAGGTTGTCGAAGAACCAGTTCTGGTTCATGGAGTTGGGGATCTCCTTGACCACACCGTTGTACAGCAAGAAGCGATCCACACCGCACCAGTAGTAGATGCCGTCGTACTCAATCACAGACTGGCTCGACAGCATGGAAGACTGGCTGGAGATGATGTCGTAGCGCCAGAAAGTAGGAGTTGCGAAGTTCGATGTCCCGCCGATACCCAGAGTAGTAGGGGCGAAGGACACACGGATCAGGCTGTCAAGGCTCCAAAACAGCCCAGAAGGAGCGTTGGAGCCACCACGGACGGGGAAGCCCTGAACGATCTTGCCGGTGGACATATTCACGGCGTTGGCTTCAGCCGAGACCCAGTCATCCAAATTCCCAGAAGCGCAGTTGCGGATCAGACCGTCGTTTCCGTAGACGAAGACGTAGGGGTGCAGGGACACCACACCGCCAGAGATCGAGACCTCGTTGTCGAACGTCAGGGTGGCCGCTGCTGATGTTGCTGTGGCGCTCTTGGTCAGCACCAGAGCAGTCAGGGATATGGACTGCACTCGGGTGTCAGCAGGGATTCCGGGGCCTGTCACGAGTTGGCCGGGGCCAATGTTCAGGTTTGCAGCCGCAAGGGTGACGTTTGGGGATGTGTTTGTGGTTGCTCCGACCTGCGTAAACACCCCCACGGGGTTCATGTTCGTGCCGCTGATGGGGCCAGCCAGAAGGCGAGTGTTCGTTTCGTTGTCGATGTCGTTCAGGTCTCTGGAGGGATGAGCCAACAAGAGGTTGTTTCCAGATCCAGAGGAGTCGGTGAACGTGTCGAACTGCCAGAGATTCTCGTCCGAGGGGACGAACGCAGATGCTGTGGTTTGAACCTGAACGGAAAACCCAGAGCCAGAGCCGCCAAGCTGCGCAGCGGTGGCGGTGAGCTTCTCGTACTGGTTGTAGCCGTAACCACCACCGGTGATCGTCACCGAGGTCACAGCGCCGCCAGAAACAACGATGGTGGCTGTTGCGCCAGAACCAGAGCCGGAGGTCACGTAGGACAGATTGACAGCGGTGTAGGTGGCATTGGCGTAGCCTGAACCACCGACAAGGGCGTTGACGGTCAACAAAGAACCGCCAAAGGTGTAGTCGGTGATACCCGAACCTATGCCGTTGCTGTCAACGGGGATCACCTGCAGGCCGTTTGCATGGCCGTTGTATACGTTGTTGAAGTTGCTGCGTGGAACAACGAAAATGCCCCGTGAGGGGCCTGCGAGTGAGTCGGTGATCTGTCGGTAGCCACCCATCTTACGAGGGCGTCCACGCTGAAACCGAACCCACTGACCATCGACATACACCTCTTTGTCAAACAAGGTTCCGTCCCGCTGGATTCCGGGCTTTGTGTCGAGGGCGAAAACCTTTTTTGTCATCAGAATGCTCCGCCAGAGATGCCTGCTGTGAAGTTTCCAGTGCCGGTGACATCAATTCCGTTCGCATCCACATCGACGACTTGGTTGCCAAGAACGGAGATGCCAAAACGTCCCGCTCCGGGGCGGTAAATACCGGTGTTTGTCTCGTTGCCGAAGTTCAAAGACGGAGAAGCAGCAGAACCGTTCACCAGACTGATGGCCGTACCGCCTGCTTGGGTGGTGTTGGCGTTCAGAATGTTCGTTGCATCACAGATCAGCGTTGCCTGACCGGAAGCGGGGACGGTCGCAGTGTTACCCCCGACAGCTCCAGTGGAGATCGTCAGGGTGAAAGCCCCGGCAGAGCACTGGTTGGAAATCACGTACAGGTTCACCACCGGAGGGACGATGATCGTGACGTTGCCTGTCAGCGTCCCGGTGTAGATCTGGATCGTGTTCGCTGCCTCGCTGGCGGTCAGGGTGTAAGTCCCAGAAACGACAGGCTTGGTCAGAACGCCGAACTCGAACTGAGTGCTCACGCCGTAACCGACAGTGATGTACTCCGTGCCGGTGGAGACGATGAAGGCCGACTCGCCCGGGTCGAAGGCTTTAGTCACCTCGCCATCAATGTCTTGGCTGCTGGTTGTCCCAACAGTCACAGTGCCGGTTCCGTTGTTCTTGAACAGCACAAACCAGTTTTCACCGGTCGTGTTCGCCAAGGGAAGGGTTACCGAGGTAGTCCCGCCAGACCAGATCATGGCCTTGGCCCTGTCTGTTGTCAGGAACGTATAATCCGCCGTCACAGAACCAACAGGATGGCTTTGGTTCAGCGTAGAGCCAGAAGCCAAGAGGCCAGCGCCAGCAAGGCTTGCGGCGTCAGCAGCAGAAGTCCCAGTTCCGAAGGCGATGTTGCCCCATGTGCCCTGCTCGTTGGCGTTTGTCTTGATGTAGACGTACTTGGCCTCACCGGGGGCGATTGTGATGATCGTCCCGACCCCGTTGAAAGTCTTCACCGTAAAGGTGTTCGATCCAACGTTGCGGATCAGGGAGTCGTTGCCAACCGAGGCCTGATTGGCCGGGGGCATGAACAGAGACAGACCAGCGGACGTCGCCGTGACGTCCATGATCCGGGCAACGTAGTCGTCCGTGGCGTTACCGTTGATCGGCCACTCTAGTTGAGTGTTGGCCGCGAGAGTAACGGAACGGTACGAAACGTCCGTTGGCTGGATGACCGTCCCCGTGAACGGACTGTTGTAACTAGGCATTTTGAATCCCTTCTTCCGCAAGCCTTTTAGCTTTGTTGAGCGCCTTGGTTGCTATGTTTGAAGCCCTGATTTTGGCCTTGGTTTCTTCTGAGTGTTTTTTTCCCGTGAAGCTGGCGTGCTTTGCTTTCTGGGATTCAGGCATTTTCCGGCCAAGCAGAGACTGACGAATTTTTTCCTTTGTCTCTTCACTTAACGGCTTGCGTTTGACAGACTTTTGAGCCGCTGACATTTTGGCTCTCGTTTCTTCAGTTGGTTTTTTGCCAAGATTTTTGCCCAAATTTGAAAGTCGAATTTTTTCAATCTGTTCGGCGCTCAATTTTTGACCAGCTCTTGCGCCAAATTTTGCACGTCGCTCTTCAGGCGACAAGGATGCAGCATAGGCCGTGGCTGCTTTTCTTCGCAACTCCTTTTCCTCATCGGATAAAGGTCTGCCAACGACCCCTTCTCCGCCATCAGTCAAGTTGTAACCACTTGGAGACTTTGTGTTGTGCTGTTGGATCAGCATGCGCTCAATGTCGCACGCCGCCTCAAAGTCAAAAGCATTGCATATGTGCGAAAAAACAAACCCATCTTTGCCGTATTTTTGAATAGCCGCATGAAGTGCCGGTGCGCTTCCATCTGCAGAAAGATGCTGATGCCAGCGCCGACCAATGTTCTTGCTGATGCCAACGTACTGCTTGGCATTCGCCTTGTTGGTGATGATGTAGACAGCCCAAATGGTCATGATTGATCCTTAGCTGTCTACGGCCACGGCCTGACGGTCGGCCACACGAAGTCTGTCTTCTGCCACCAAAACGTCCATCGACTGCTGATACAGCGCCTGCCACAACTGCACACGGTCGTCGTTCTTGAGGAAAGGCATCGCCTGCAAGAGAGTGCCGTACAAAAGCGCCTGAGGGGCATAGACGGTGAACCAGTTGGTCTGATTGGACGAATCCAGAGGCTGAAGGCGCTCGTAGTAGAGCACCTCGAAGTTGTAGGCGACATCCGGCGTCGGAGCCACCATCCAGTGGGTGTAGTCGTAGTCGCAGTAGAACTTGGGGACGTCTGTTGCTGTGGGGTCAGGCCAGTACTCCCGCAGGTACTCGTACCGGCGAATCAGAACGGGGTAGCGCCTCCCAGCGACGGTGATGTTCATGGAGACCGTCTTGTGCCACCGAGCTGGTTTGTCGATCACGTTCTGGTTTGGGGTCATGGTGCTGGTTTGCACCGTCAGGTTGCCCAAGAACTTGATCTGGGAAGCAATGGTCTGCTCCGCCAGCATAATGAACAGCGGAATCTTTTCGATGGTGGCTGTGTCGGTACGCTCCAGATAGGACTGGACGTTTTCGACCAAGCTGTCGTAGGTCATCACACTTGCAGTCGTCATTCCAGATGCCTTTCTTTTACGACTGCAAGTGTGA